GAGTAGAAGCATCATTTAGATATTTCCAGTCAGTCTTATAGAAATCGTAAGAACCTCTACGGAAACCGCTAAAACCTAAGTTTAACGCCATATCTTCAGAGTTTTCAAACAAACCATAAGCAGTACCGCCATTACCACCATCAGAAATTCCAGCGAGCATATCGTCAAATCCTAGCGCAGTTTCGCGATTTAAGAAAAGCATGTTTTCTTCAATAGCTCCTTGAGTATCTAGGTTTCTAAGAATGTCATCAAACGAACCAAGTTGGCCAGTTCCTGCATTGTAACCAGCTTCTACGTTACCACGGTCTTTAATAGCAGCAAACAAACCTTGCGTACCTTTAAACTTTGCAGTTTCAGCAGCAGAACCAGTAGCAGCTTTTTCACCTTCAACTACGCTCATTTCAAGATAATCTTCGAAACGTAAGCGGGTTTCAGATTCAGCTTTTAGATACCATAGATATCCTCCAGTTCCATCTTCAGTAGCAACTTCAACCCAACCAATCTGAGCAGTGTCAGAACCAGAAACAACATATTTGCTTCGAATAATAATTGGTGAATTAGAAAATTGAGTAAAAGAAGGATCTACACTTACATAACCACTAGTATTAGCGGCTGAGTAATTTGGTGTAGAAGAACCTTTGTCGTATTCAGAACCGTATACAAACATTTTTACGCCAGTTCCAGCTAGACTAGATGTATCTGCAGCTGTATAAGGAGCTACTGTTACAACAGCACCAACACCTACCGTACCGATATCAGAACCAGTTACTACAGCTTTTAGCTCAGCACCTAGCTTATCAATAAGTACAACTGTAGAGTTTACAGAAATAACATTGTTTACTCCGGCTTGAAGAGGAATAGTAATAGCATTAGCACCATCATTAGTACAGTCGTCGTATGCGATGTGTAAACGGTTTTGTTCAGACCAGATAACCTGATCAGAACTCATAGGCATTTCAGCTCCTACCATACGTAAGAAACCAGATAACGTGCGGTTTCCATAGCGCTCTACTTCTTGTTCGTAGATCTCAGGTAGATACTGTTGTGCGAATGTATCAGAATCGCCAGCACCAGATCCTCCGTTAAACGAAAGGAAGTTAGTATCTAGCAATTGTTGTGATTGACTTGGGACAATACTCCCAAATAAAGGACTTATAGTAGCCATAATTATTTATTTTATTTTTTGATTGTTATTTTTTTGATTTTCAATTTTGAAGAATCAACACCGCTCATTGCTTTAACTTTAATCCCATTAACAAATACTTCACCAGCAGCTGTTTGACGAGGCTCAGTCGAAATGTTTTTCGATTTAGCCATAACATCTTTAACAGCGTCAGCTTTTCCTTGCTCATAAAAATGTTGAGCTATAGTATCAGCATTACGGGCAGCGAACAAAGCTTTGTGATATCCTTGCATATCTCCAATTTCCCCTTTATCGTTTAAGAACGTCTTAACGAAGTTGTCAATATTGGATTGCGATTCAGCCACGTTTTTAGGATTTTTAACACCGTATCTAAATTTAGTTTCACCAACTTTAAAATCAAAACCTTTGAAATTATCATTAAATAAATTTTTAGTACGATCAATAAAAGAATTCCTGTTGCTTGTTATTGCCTGTTGTTCTTCATTGTATCGGTTGAAAAAGTCTAACGCTTTTTGTTGCTCTTGAGTTACACCCGGTCTCAACTTGATCTCGTCGTAATATTTACTCTTTAAGCCTTCAAGAAAGTCTTTAGCTTTTGCAGCCTCCTCTTTGAACGCAATTTTCTTTTTGCGTATATCTCTTGGTTCATCTATATCTTCGTCGTAATCAAAGTCTTCTAATAAAAGACTTACATCTTCAAAATCTAAGTGTGGTTTAGTTTGTTTATAATATTCACTAATTAAAGTTTTATTATCAACATTGGTATAATCTGCATTAAGCCTAACATAGTCTTCTACAGTTCCACCAGTTTCTTCCATAAAAGTAACTAGCTTGTTAATATTTTCTGGCAGTTGTTTTTGCTCTACAACAGGTTGTTGTGTTTGTTCTTTAACAACTTCTTGCTCTTCTTCAGTATCTTCAACTACAGTCAAAGGAGATTCTACTCTTTCGTCGGTGGTCCGTACTTCTTCAACCACTTCTTCGCTGTTGCTACTGTCTTTGGACTCTTCGACAATAGCATTGCTATCATCTGTCTCTTGTGTTTGAACGGCATCTTCGTTTTTTATTTCTACTTTAGTAACCTCAGGAATTACTTCTGCTTGATATTCAATACCTTCTTTAGGTATTTCAATTTTAGTTACTTCGTTTTTTTCACCTAAGTTTTTAGGTTTAGTAGGAGTCTTTATTTTAAATTCTCCTTCTTGTTTTACTTCTTCTGACATAATATAATAATATAAAATTAAAGGATTTTATTTTCAACGAGGTTCAAACTGTTCAAGTCCAAATCCTCCTAGTGAGTCAAATCCAGATGACTCAAAGTTTTTAGGTAGTTCATCGTTTTGACGTTGCGAAATCATCTCTGATTGTTGCGTGCCTATAATTCTAGCACGCTCGTCTTTACGATCTTCTATTTCTTTTTCTTTTTGTTTTTGAGCATCAACATCTAATTTAGCTAATTGCATGTCGTAGTTAAACTTCTCCGCCATTAATTGCTTTTTAATTTCAGCTTCAGTTTGCATTTGCTGAATTTTAAACTGAGATTTTCCTTGCTCTATTTGCAACTCTGTTTGTGCTAAAGCTTGTTGCTTTTGCATTTCTGCTAAAGCTGCTTGTTCAGCTGTTTGAGCGTTTGCTTGAGCTTGAGCTTGTATATTTGCTTGAGTAATCTGCTGATCACGCTCCTGCTTTTGCTTACGTTTTATTTTAAGCATCTGATTTGCAAGTTTAATATTAGATATTTCTCTAATATCTATAACATCTTCAAGATCAATACCACCGTTTTGTAAAGCTATTTGTATATTCCTTTCTAGATTTTGCTTATCTTCTTCTTCTGGTTCAAGCTCTAAGAATATACCAAATTCATGCATATTTAGTTTTTCTATTTGTTCTAATGTATCAACATTAAACGTGCTTATACTGTTCATCAACGAGCTTTTTAAAAGCGGAAAGCTTATCATATCAGCCGCTTTTAAACTTATATTTTCAGCGTTACGCACTGTTAAATACATTAATGATTGTAATATATGTTTTGTAGCTGTATTAGAAGCTGCCGCGGCTAGTTTTTGTAAACCTACTAACGAATCTTTAGCTGGTTGACTACCGTCTCTAGCTTCGTTAAGCCCGGTTACATCACGTATCATTTGTAAATAGTATTGATACGTTTGTGTGAGCGCCTGGATTTTAGCCATACCAGAAGACGTTTGTAACTCCTGAATAGGTACTTTACCTCTGTTAGGATCACCATCTTGTGTTAAACTTCTACCTACAATACTACCAGTTTGGAAATACATGTTTAAGGCTTCTTGCGGATTATAGTTTGTGCCATTACCAAGATCTACTTCTGCTAAACCATCTACATCTACAAATACACCATCAGGTACCATACGCGCTAGTACTTGTTGTATTTTTAAATGTGTAAGCTGTATCATATCAGCAAAACTAATACATCTACTTACTAAACTATCTATACGACCTTTATATATTCTTGGAGCTGTAATGCTATAGTTCATTTGAACTTTAGTTTGATCACTATAAGGACGTGTCATATTCTCAGCTAACTCCCACTTTAACATTTTTTCGTAGCCAAGTATTTTAGCTCCGCTGTATAAAACCTCTATTGCTCGATGTACCTTGTTATAGTTTTCAGCATTTTCAGGTGGATTAAAAGAATCGTCTTTTTCTAAAGCTTTTTCAAGACCTTGATCTGTTTCTTTTATTTTAAATACTTGGTTATTATAGGTTTTATATTCAAAAAATAAAACCTGAACCTGGTTGTATTGATCATCTTGGCCATAGTAATTACGCGTGTAATTAGAATTGCCAGGGTATTTTTGTATTTCTTCTAAATCAGAATCTGTTAAGTAAGGGAAAAGCTTTTTAACCTCTTGTAGGCTCATTGATTTCATTTCGCCTACATAATAAATATCTTCAAAATTAGGATCTTCTGTATATGAATAAACTAAATTAGCAGGGTCTACATAATCAACAGTAATACCATTAGCTAAATTAAAATTAGTTTTTGTAGCACCAATACCTAAAACAACTAAATCATATGCTATTCTTTTTTTAATTTCTTCATATTTATTATAATCAAAAACATTTTCAATAAGCTCTTCTTCAGCTATTTCTATAGCTTGCTTATATGATAACTGCATATGAAGCTCTAATTCTTCTTTACTTTTTGGCAATTGGTTTTGCGGTACGTTGGTTCTTTTAACGTCAATGCCTAAATTTTGTTTTGCTTGTTCTATTAATTGTTGTGCAAAAGCGTCCTGAGCTAGTCCAGTAGCGTGAGCTGTTCTTTCTTTTACAGCGTAAGGATCTGAAGCAAATGACTTTATTTTATAACCTTTATCAGTCATGCCATTTACTACAATATCTACAAACTTAGATAATACAGCTACTGGTTTCCAGTCTAAATTTAAATAAGATAAATCACCATTAATAGATAGTTCATCTTTGTATTTAGCAACTGACTGCTCGCCCCTGGCGTATAGTCTAAGTCTGTGAAAGTCTTGCCAACTATTACCAAAACGACCACCAGCACCTAAACCTTTGTCACCTCTAAACCATTCGTTCTCAATAGCTCTACCTACGGCTAAGCCGTAATCATAAGTATTTTTCTCTGCGTCTGGTACTACCTGACTTGGAAAAGAACTATTAACATTAGTATAAACCATTTATTTTATTATTTTTGAAGAATAACCTGTGTTATCGTATTTTGTAAAATTAATACTAACTGGCTCTTTTTTTATTTCAGCCACTGGTGAGTATTTGTTTTTGTTGCAAGCCATTATAGCTAGACCAGAACTTATTGTTGCATCGAACTTTGTTCTATTGTTTATGTTAAACTTAGCCCAGTCTTCGAGCGTACGTTGAAAATACATTTGACCATACTCAGTTTCTTTTAAACCTACATAATCTTCTATATAAGATTCTATAGCAGCGGCGTGTGCTTGTTTAATATCCTCGCTAGAGTTAGGTATACCACCTATTTCTCTTTCTGCAACTGAAAGCTTGTTAAATGTTTTGTCAGGTCTATTTATAGAGAAGTTTCTATAACCTCTTCTTTTTAAATAATACAATAGCCTTGGCTTGTTATTCTCTGCTAATATAGGCATACCATAAAAATGTAAAGCCATAAGCACATCTTCAAAGAATATTTCAGCTGTCGGAGGTCTTGATATATATTCTAAAAAGAACATATTAAAAGGAGCTTCTTCCATGCTAAACTTTGTAAGCCCGTGCAAAGATCCTTTAGAACCTTTATTATCTACTGTACCTGATATATCGTATGAGTCACAACCGAAAGCACCAACATGCTCGTTACCCGGGTGTTTAACTCCATTCTTTATTATTACACGATTTTGTAATATTGCAGGTGGAATCCAAGATACTAAAAACCTACCATTATTTTCTGGTATAAAATTAACTGTTGTATCTTTTACTCCTCCAGTCCATTGGAAATTACCTTGCGTTACTAAGGTTTTATTTCTCATGTCTTCGTTATAATCTATTTGCTCGTATATCTTAGTTAAATTAAACAAAGATAACTTAGCTTCATCTCTGAACGCGTGTTTCTCCGTACGTGGAAACTGTCTATAGTATTCGTTTAAACCGTCCTGGTCGTTTTTAAGACCATCTACTTCATTTTCCCAATGCTCGATAACACCTGTTGTGATAAGGTCTCCTTGCGGATCTCTAACGGCGTCTTTTGGTTTGTCGAATACAGGTACGCCATAAGCATCAATGAATCCTTCGTAGTTCCATTCCATAGGTATGAACAAACTATATAGTCCTGAGCTAGTCTGGCCATTGCGGTTTCTTTGCGTAACATCTGAAGCATAATAAAGTTTTTTAAAGTTTCCTCCTCCTTTTTCTATAGCGTTACTAGTTGAACCCATCATACATTTACCAACGATCTTACTACCAAGTCTCATTGTGGTTTTTGTAACCCTCCAGTTGTTTAATATGTTATCTGGTCTTTCCCATTTACCCGATTCATCGTGCACTAACAGCTTTAGTTTTTCACCATCATAACTGTTATCACCTGTATTTTTCCAGTCAATAGTAGTATCAAGTCCTTCAACTTCTTCTTCAACTTGACCTTCATTAAGTTTCTTTCTTGTTAATTTTGAAGCAGGTACTCTGTAAGCGAGTTCGGTTTTGGGCCTATCCATACCGTCTTGTATTGGCCTGAAAAAGAACGGGTAGTTAACAGATATTGGGACAACCTTATCTGTGAACATTTTTTTAGCATCGGCTCCAGATTTGGACAATATCCCAAACCGTGAGTCGCTTGATATGGTTGCCATGTTGACAGTTTCACCGGAAGCCATGAACGAAAAGCCAGAACGTCTGTTCTTGAGGTAACACATACCATAGCACCTTGCGTCTGCTTTGCAAGCTTCCCAGAATATAAAGAATAATCTATTTGATTCCCTATAGTCTGCTGCCCCAACATCAATCTTGGACCACTGCAGGTACATATAGTGAGAACCAGTAATGTAAGTAGCCAAACCTTTATTATAGAACCAATATCCTTGCTCACGTCTTTTAAATTCTTCATCTATATAATCGTACCATTCTTCTTTAAAACTATTAGGGTAACGCTGCCAATCAAAAACACTTTTAATATTAGATAGTTTTTTTGGATATTCTGCCTTAGTCCATTTTTGTTCTTCTACTTTTTTAGAAATGCTAAAAACGTTTTCAGGTTCTTTTGGCAAAGCTATTTTAAGGTTTTGTATTTCAACAATCTCACCTATGGTTCCGTCTTTGCTTATAATTATAATATCATGCTCAACGTCATAACCGTATCTCCATTTGTTATACCTGTTGTTTCTTTTTAAAACTTTAGGTTTTATATGGTCCTGTATTGTTTTAACTAAATACTGCTCGTACATTATCTTGATCTACCTTCCGCAAAACCTTTAAAACTTTTTTCTTTAGTTTCTTTGGTATCGCCGTCAAGCATTGATTTTTCTTCTTCTATTCTAGCAAGTATTTCAAACGCATCGAATATAGCTAACTTTTTAGTAGCAGCTGCGTTCTTAAGCCTGTCAGCGGATATATCATCATCTGAATCAACTATAGGTTCTTTAGCTACCTTTATTAACTCCTCAACTGCTTTTTGCCCAGCTTGGATTATATTCTTCCTCGTTTCCTTTGAACTCATACTTAACTAAAATATCATTTGATTGCATACAGTATAGTCTTTGTTTGTTTATAACAAACTCAAACTCTCTATTAGATTTAAACCCAACAAGATCACCTTCGTTTATACCTAAAGTTTTTAAGGTTTTATTACCTATCTTTACTATACCTTTATTTTTTACTTCTGGTTCTTGTGACCAGTCGTCTGTATTTTTTATTGGCATTATAAAGCAATGTTCACCCAAAGGTTTCCACTGGTATATATTTTTGTAAAGATATATTTGATCTAATTGGCATAGGTATTGATTATCGTTTAGCGTTTTGCTACTATCAACCTCTTTACCTTTTTGGTTATAATATCTTCTAAATACGTTGTGATGTATTATAACCTCGTCACCTTTTTCTATTGGTGTTGAATAAGCTGATGGTGTAGAAATAACTATAGCTTTTCTACTTATTAACTTAAAGTTTTCTATACTAGAATTAACTATAAGTTTATTACCATTTATATCAACTTCATTGTCATACCTACTTTCAACAGGCGTGACTATAAAATCAAAAACACTTCTCATTAATATTCTAAATCATATTCAACAGATACCGCCATGTTAGAATTAAACTTCTTCCATGGCAATACCTCGTTGTTTTTCTTTATAAATATGTTATAAGAAGCATCTTTATCTTCAAACAAAATATGCGATATTTCGTGCCCGCCATATACTTGCTGGCCGACAGCGTAATGCATCGCATCATTTTTGTAATCAGAACCAATACTGATTTTTCTTATAACAGTACTCATTAGTCTTCTGCTTTAACTACAGCTAATTCACCTTCGTCTTCTTTTTCGATTTCAGTGTACGTACCATCTTCTAAATCAATACTGATAGTTCCGTATGTTTCTTCTAGTTGTTTTTTAGTATCTTCAATACCTTCGTTAATACTAGCAATTTTATGAAGCAGCGAATGTTTATTTGCTTCTAATTGACCTATCTGATTTAAAACAACACTTAGTTCTGCTTGTTGTTCTTTAATAGTTTTAAGCTCTTCAGCTGTAATTGAATTTGACATTTAATTTAATTTAAGTTATTTAACTTTACTTATTATTACTTATTTTTTTACCTTTTTCCCACGTACGACCCACGAAATAAGCGCCATACACAGTTATTAATAGCGACTGGAATATAGGTATATAATCCTCTGCTATTGAAAACTCTCCTATGTTACCATCAAAAAACGCTAACACAGAAAATATAAAGGTAAGGTATATAAGAACCATTGGCCTTATATTCTTAGACAAGAAGGAATCGGACTTCATATCCGACTCCCATCTTGCTGTTACCTGGTCTTGAGCATCTTTGTCTGCTTGCTCTAGCAGCTCTTCAACTTTTTGTTTAGCCGCAAGTCTTTCTTCATCTGTAGTTACTAAATCATCTATTATTTGACCTATGTCTTTGATGAGACCTCCAGTTATAAATTGAAGAATTTTTTTCATTTACTTAACAGTTGAGTCATATTCTTTAATAGAACCTGGATTTGCTCTAACATTTCCTTTTTCGTCTATAACACGGTTAGTAGCTTCTTGCAATTTTTTTATATCACCACCTTTGTCTAGATATGCATTTTGAAATTTATCCTTTGCTGATTGCTTTTCTTTTTTTTCTACTTTTTTCTTTGGATCTGGATCGTCCATTTTATACGGAGACATTTGACTAATACCTCTATTATCAATTGGCATATCTTGCATTAAGTTACTTTTTTCTTGACTTATAGATTCCATATAAGCCATAGAACCTTCTAGCATTAGTCCAGCGGGTTTTCCTTTTTTATCGTACATTCTAACGGCAGCGCCGGGTTTTTTATCGTAAGGCATTTTCTTTGTTTTTATTTTGTTTTGTTGTAAGCTTCTTTTTCCCAAGGTAAGTTTTTTGCTCCTTCTTTAATACTCGAGCGAGGTATTACCTTACCTTTCCAATATACGTTTTTATTATCATAATCAAGATCACCTCTACGCATTTGGTCTATATGAACCATTTCGTGGTTTATAACTTCTTGTATTTTATCACACGGTACATCTTTATTTATAATAATCGTACCGTTATTATTAGCTTTTCCTAACACACCGTCCTCCATATCTACACTGTATATAGGAGTATTGTCTATTGAAAATGGTGGTGTTAATTTAAAAGCCATATTATTTGTTGTAAGGTACTTTATCGTTAAACCAGGCTTGTCTAGCAGAACAACCGCAAGGAATATTTAACCCCTCTGAAAGTTTATCAACTACAGTTTTAATACCTGTAGCTTTAGTAAACTTCGCTATGTCGTCTCCTAAACCTTTTGATTTCACTATATTTTACTTTTCTTTCTAGCTATAGCTTTTTCTTTTCTTGCGACTCTTTTAGCAGATCTATTTTCTTTACGAACTTCTTGTCTTTCTGTTCTAGCGTTTTTGCGATCATAACGAGAACGCATTTTATTAGCTTTAGCTGTGTTACCAGACTCTAAAGCTTCTTCTCCTTTTCTACGCAATTTAGCTGCCTTAGCGCTTGTTTCTTTTCTTTTACCAGTAGCATCTTTTTCTATTGGCATATCTTCTGTGTCATCGTCTTCAACACCAGGCGCTTTAACAACTTTCATTGGTGATCCGTATCTTAAAGCAGAACCACAGTGCTTTGTCATAAATGTTCCCATAATTACCATTTTACTTTGTCAGCCCAATAAGCGGCAGACATTTTTCCTTTTTTAATGTTCTTAGCGTGACGAGCTTTGAAACTAGCTCTACGCGCTTTAGACTTAGCGTCTGTTTTTTTACCAGCTGTGCTAACACCTTGTTGACCAAATCGTATAATTTTTTCTAAACCACCACTGCAAGCTTTTACAATATGTGATTTAGTTTTATGGTCTGGCGTACGCCTAGGTTTGTTACACTTAAGTGTTTTCTTATCAGTTGCCATATGTCCAAATTACATTAGGTGATTTATCATCGTCTATATCAGCGTGAATAAAAGTATCACCAATACCTATACGGTCTACACCGTGTTCTAATAATTCTCTAACCAAAGAGAAACGTTCTTTACTTTTACTGCAAGCTATATCTACAGCAAGTCCTTTTAAATGAGATGACTTACTTGTTCCACCTACAGCTTCGTTATGTGAAGGTGTTCGATAACCAGATGTTATACGTAAAGGTGTGCCTAGCTCTTCTCTTATGCTATCTAATATGCTTATAAGTTTTTTACTCATCATCTGCCCGCTACCTTGTACGTCAGGCGAATCGAACTCTTCGTAAGTAAAATACTTAAACATTATTTTTTCTTTTTAAGCTGCATCCATTTATTCACAGTGTAACCAATAGTTACTATTAAAAGTAATACTTTTAAACTCATTTCTATTTGTGCAAATGTAGTTACACCAAGTGTGGTTGTATTAATAGCGTATAATTTTAAATCGTTAAGACTCATCTTAAAATCCTTTAGCCCGTTGGGTTATTGGCCCTTGTAGGCTATATGATTTGCAAGGGTATTTTTTAACTTGCATACCTGTAATACCAGAGCTGCTGCCTTTACCCATTGGAAAACCGCTAGTATCTAGTGGCCCGTCCCAAACGTGTGATTCTCCTACTTGACCTTCTAGTGTAGGTTTGCCTAGTAATTTACTTATATTATCGTGCATAATTATTTATTTTACATTAAATGTTTTTCCATCAACTTCAAAAGTAGACTCACCAGCTTTTTCAGCAGCCATTTTAGCACCAATAAAAGCGTTTCCTTCTAAAGGAGATTTCATCTGCGTAACAGATCCTGAGTTAGGCATAGACATTTGTCGTTCTAAACCAGAGCCAAAAGCAGTCTGTGCCATACCTTGGGTTTGTTCGTTAAACACAGGCTTAGCATTGCCCATCATATTAGCTGGGGTAATTTGAAATGTTTTACCTTCAAAAGGATTTGCTTGATCCATAGTACCATCACCCATTGTCGATCCTGCAGACATATCAACTGTAGGTGCTACAGGTGCGGGTGGAGCAACAGGATTTTGATCTAATACTTTTTGGCCTAATCTTCCAAACACCCCATCCATTTGGGCTAATCTTTCATATTTAGCTCTATCAAAATTACCACCAGCGTTAGCGCTAGCGCTTAAACCCGCGCTTAAAGTACTACCGGCAATACCTCCCATAAATGTAGCTGGCGAACCAGTGTCTTGGTCATGCCTAGCGTTTTCTAAGTAGTGAAATCTCTCGGACATTGGTAAATTTTTATCGTGCGCTTTTTTATAGTCGTACTTCATTCCTTTTTTAGACATAATTATCTTTCTTTATCTTTATTGACATTGTTAATAGCAAATGAATAAACTTTATCGCTATAGCTTTTGCCTTTCATTATACTGTTGCGCCTAGTGCTAGTAGGTATATCCTCTTCACCAAGCATTATTTTATATACTCTTGATATTAGTTGTTTGCCTTTAAAAGAAACTTTATATATATTATACTTTTGTGTAGTCCTATTGTTTCTTCGCCAAAGCGTAATCCAATCGTTTTGTAAAAGCTTATTCCATCTACGATTATCCCAACTAAAAGAATATGTACCGTCTTCAAAATCTTTTCTAGTAAACATATCCATGCAGTCTAAATAAATTAAAAGCTCTAGCTCTGCATCGTTTAAATCATTATTTTTACAAGCCCACTTACGTATTATACGATAGTGTTTAAGAAGATTTAAATCCCTAATGTCACTAGCATCTATTCTCATAGCACAACTACAACGTCTACATCTCGTATAACATAAAAAACCTCTTTGTCTACTTCAAGTCTGTGGCTAGCGTTTTTATCGTAGAATATTGTTTGACCTTCTTCTACACCTTTAACGTCGTTGCCACAATGAAGTACAGTTGCTTCTTTATAACGAATATCAACTCTTTGTTTACCAGTTAACATAAGACCACCGTCAGTTTTTTTGACGGTGTCTTCTTTTTTCTTTTTTATTACTATGTTTCTACCTATTGCTTTCATCTCCAACTCTTAAATTATTGATTACACAATCTGTAGATAATATAGTGGTAGCCACTGAAGCCGCGTGTTTGAGTGCGCTTTTAGTTACAAGTAAAGGATCTATAATCCCTGTATCAACCATGTGAACAGTTTCACCTGTAACTACATTAACACCCATACCTTCTTCGGGCGTACCAACCTCTTCTAGTCCAGCGTTATTTAGTATAGTTTTAAACGGAGCTTTAATAGCCTCTAGCAATATCTTTTCACCAACGTTTTTACCTTTGGTTTTATTAGATGCATCGCGAAGAGCTATACCACCTCCAGATACTATACCTTCTTTTACCGCGGCTTTAGTAGCACAGATAGCATCTTCGACTCTATCTGATTTTTCTTTTAACTCTATCTCTGAGTTAGCCCCTATTTTTACAACTGCAACTTTCGCTGATAGTCTAGCTAATCTTTTTTCAAGTCTTATAATTTCACCGGGAGCTTTAGCTTTAGATATTAGTTTTTTAACTGAATCAATTAAACGCTTTATCTCGTCAGTAGAAGTATCTACTTGAAGTATTGTATCTGTATCACTAGTTGTGCTCTTAAAACATGATCCTAGGAAGTCTGGGTTTATAACATCTAAGTCATCACCAAGATCTTCATTGATAACAGTAGCACCGGTTAGCATAGCTAAATCAGACATTGTGTCTTTTTTGTTTATACCGTACGTAGGTGCATTTACTACATTTACTTTTATATTACCTTTAACCTTATTCATTGCTAGCGTGGCTAACACCTCGGTTTCTAAATCACCAATAATAAGTAAAGGCTTTTTGTTTTTAATTACGTATTCAAGTACCGACTGAATCTTACGTACAGATTCTATAGGTGACTCAATTAGTAACACAAGTGGGTTATCAAGCTCTGCTATACGTTTTTCTTTGCTTGTTACAAAGTGAGAGTTTGTTAAACCTTTTTCGTATTGCACACCGTCAACAAGTTCAAACTCTGTCTTGTCTTCAGTTGTAGGTTCCATTATAACCACGCCGTTTTCACCAGCAGCTTTAAAAGCATCACCAATTATTTTGCCAAGCTCAGCATCGTTGTTGCAACTAATGGTAGCTACATCGTCTAGCATACTACCTTCTACCGCAATAACCTTTTTTTCTAAGTAATTAATTACTTTATCAACAGCACTTGTTATACCGTTTTTAATATTACGTATATTATCTTTGTCTAGGTTTTTATACGCTTCAGTTAGAATTGAGTGCGCTAGTACTGTAGCCGTTGTTGTTCCATCGCCAGCTTCTTGAACAGTTTTTCTAGCAGCTTCCTTTAGAAGCGTAGCACCCATATTTTCTACTGGGT